GAAGGATCAAGAACTTCCATAAACCCTCCATGCTGTTGCACAGTAATGTTTCTGATAATAGTAGCATCATTCATTAAGAACACATCAAGTTCTTCGTTGTTCTTTGGTTGATTAAAATTGTTGCCTCTAATAATTTCTGCTACGCCGCCAACATAATTTGTTACTATAGTTTCTACTGCTGGTGTAGTTAGTATGTTGTTGATATAAGTTGCCAGTTGATCAATGCTGTCTGCTGTAGGAGTTACTTGATCAGTTGGAAGATAAGCGGCTTGACCATAGTAGGCCAAACCTGCATTAAGTGTTCCGTTGTATTCACCATACTCTAAATCAAAGACTAAGCCGTCAATGATTAATCCTGCATCACGTCTACATTTTGTTTCACTGTAATTCAAACTTGGATATGTAGAACTTATATAAGCAATGGTCTGATCTATCAAACTCTTTTTGTTGTCGCGGATAAGCTGAACTTCTGCTATATATCCTCCTTCATTAGCTATAAATGGATATATTCTCGAAGTATAATCTGTTGTATAGTGTCTTCCAAAAGGTCTTGCTTCTGAACCTACGTATCCATCAAGATTATCTTTATCTCTTTTGAATCCTATATCAGCATATGGACTATTACTCATTCCCGGTTGTGGTCTTATAATACAACGCCTAAATTCATCACCTTTGATAGATGTGTTTACAGGGACTCTGATTGGAAAATGTTCATAGTAAATACCTGTTTCAATAAAGATTGTAATTTCAGGAATACTTTGAACACCACTTACATATGGTGTACTTGGTATTGCACTACCAAATTTTAATTGTTCATTTGTTTGGAATTCACCACTTTCAACATCAATTACCAATTGATCAGTTAGCCCACCGGGTACATTGTATTCTTCTATTATACCTATAGCACCTGAAGTTTGCCCTATAACTCTAAAACCACTACGTAATTCTGCTGTAGCATCAAGGCTTGTACCACCGTTGGTTATGTTTAAATTTTTATATGGTGCATTGTCTACAATGCTGTCAATAATACTTTTTTGTTGACCTGAACCTGGATCGTATGTTATAAATTTTTGATAGGGTCCTAATCCTTTTGCACCATTCTTAATAATTGCTTCAGCTTCGCGACATGCTCTGTTTACAGTTTTAAATGCAGTTCCAGGAGTACGACCTTTTTTATCTTTGAATGTGTCATCATCTTTACCATTGGGCGATACATAAAGAACATTTGTGATACTGTTAAATGGTGACGAACCTAATAAGAAAAAGTCACTGCCATCTGAATATTCTAGTGTGTTGGTTTCATTGTTGTATCTAATTAAACCTGCTGTAGGTGCAGGCCTTGTGTTATTAGGATCTGCAAGCAATATAGATGTAACATTGCCGTTATCGTCTACATTAATTTTATCATTAAAAGCAGGATTACCACCCTGAGTTTGTCCATCACCTACGTAAAATACCTGTTGATCAGTATCATAGATAGCCTCTCCTTTGAGAGGTGTAAATGCTTTGCGATCTGCTGTCGGGCCTCTTCTAAATAGTATACTTCCGTTTTCACTCATTATCAAACTCTATCAATGGACTGTTTGGACCATATTCGGCATTAGGATCGTAAGATGCTGTGCCGGCTTTTGGTATGGAGCCGCCGTCTAAGTATGCTTGTGGAGTTTGATTTGCTGCACCGCCTTCTATATTTTGGAATGAAACATAGTTTGAAGATGGGTTGATTAGTCCACCGTCAATTGCTGGTACAAAAAATAAGTTGTCTTTATCAAAGGGAGCACCCCTATAAAATGGCATATCAAATAGTCTCCTACTTGATATTTATGCTAATTAACAGTGAGTCCTGTTGTCTTTTCAATATATTGGCTTGCCATATCTTTTTCAGTTTTGGCTACACAAATAATATTTTGCATGTTTAGAGTAAACTTATTATCGTGTTTTACAGTGAACATGTAAGGTGCAAGTCCCATGCCTTGTTGTTGAACAACAAGCATTAATGGTTTTACTACTGTGATTTTGTCGCCACTTTCTGCTTCTAGTCTAGCAACAACTTCTTCTCCAGAACTTAATTTGATACTTACTGTATCACCTACTTTGTATGGTGCTTCAATTAACATATATTATCCATGTCCTGTTCCGTTATAATTTGTATCTTCGATGTATGATACAAACTGTTCGTATCCACCAACGGGTTTTCCGTATACTTTGATTTGTGGAAACGTTCTTGCACCTGGAAACTCATTCATAACAGAATCTCTGTCAAAGTCTTTTCCAAGTTCCTTATATTCAAATTTAAATTGTCTTGACTCACACAAGGCTTTTGCCTTCATGCAAGAAGGACAAGCAGTCTTGCCCCATATTTCTATGCTCATAATTTAAAGTCCTTTAGAGAGTCTGAACTAACATCTTGTTTGATGCCGCCAATGATATAGCTTTCGACTTCTGTTTCTTGTGGAGCAACCTGTAGTCCTGATGAACTTAGCCAATGTTGTGTCCACGGTAATGGATTAGTGTTTACTGGTGCATCAAATATTGTTTTATATCCAAGAGCTTTAAGGCGTCTGTTGGCAATATATTCTACATATTGATGTAACAATGTTTCATTCAATCCTATAATAGAACCATCTTTAAACAAATAGTTTGCCCATGCCTTTTCTTCATTGACACAGGTGCGCCACATCTCATAAACTTCTTCTTCACATTCTTTTGCAATAGTTGCCATTTCTGGGTCGTCTTTGCCTTGCAACCAATGTTTTAGTACATGAGTTGACAGTGCAAGGTGTTGACTTTCATCTCTAGCAATAAGTGAAATAATTTTTGCTGAGCCTTCCATAAGTTTTAGTTCGCCAAAGGCAAATGTACAAGCAAAGGAAACATAAAAACGTAACCCTTCAAGGATGTTCACATTCATCATAGCCAAAAACATTTTCTTTTTTACATCGCGTAGGCTACCTTTTCCTTGATGAAAGTATAGATCAGCTGCTTCTGTAAATGCATCATAATTTTTTGTTACACTAACAGCACGTTCGATAATTTTATCATCATCAAGAATAGTATCAAACACTTCGCTAGGATCCGCATACACGTTCTTCATAATATGTGTGTAGCTACGTGAATGAATTGTTTCAAAGAAGTCCCAAGTAACAATACATCCCTCTAATTCAGGAAGTGAAACATACGGCAAAAATGCTAGACAAGGACCACGTCCTTGTACGCTGTCTAACAGAGTTTGATATTTTAGATTACTTGTAAAAATATGTTTTTGTTCTGAACGGAAGTTAACAAAGTCTGCTCTATCTTTCTGCAGACTAACTTCTTCTGGACGCCAAAAGTACCCCAGCATAGTTTGATTTAATTTATCAAATACTGGAAACTTAAACACATCATAACGCTGTGTGTTTTGATCTGCACCAAAGAACATATTTTGTTTGGTGAAATCAATCTTTTCTCTGTTGAAAACTGTTTTTGCCATTTGTGTATTCCTCTTTTCCTGTCTTTATTATAATAGTATCAGTTCAGCTTGTCAACCTTAAATTGCACATGCATCACAATATTCCTCGTACTCTTGATCAGTTCCTGTAAACTCTTCTCTTTCAAGAGGTTGTTTTTCTTCTTTCACAAATACAATATCATCATCTGACTTGTAATCGTATGTGTTTTGATAGTATGAAGTTTTCCATCCCATCTTATATGTAGTTAGCAAATCTCGTAACATTACACTCATTGGCACTTCATTTCCTTCAAAATGCGTAGGATTGTAACTCCAGTTTCCACTAATAGCTTGATCAAAGAACTTTTGCATTACCGCGACAACATTGATGTAACCTTCGTTGCTAGGCATGTCCCACAACAAGGTGTAATATTGCTTAAGACTTTGATATTGTGGAACAATCTGTTTAAGGGGTCCTTTTTTGCTCTTTTTAACGGACAAGTATCCTCTAGGTGGTTCAATTCCGTTTGTTGCGTTCGACACAACGGAACTGCTCTCCGAAGGCATCTGTGCGGACAATGTGCTGTGCCGTAAACCGTGTTCCTTGATGTCCTTGCGTAAAGTAGTCCAATCATATTTTAACTTATGTGGAACGATTGTATCCACATCCTTTTTATAAGTATCAATAGGTAAAATACCGTCGCTGTATTTAGTGCGATTGAAATACTCACATGCACCGCGCTCTTTTGCTAGTTCATTACTTGCTTTTAACAAATAATATTGAAATGCTTCTGTAAGTTCGTGTACTAGTTTCCATGCTTTTGGATCATCATACTTAGCACGATTCTTTGCAAGATAATGTGCTAGTCCGATATAACCTACGCCTAACGATCGTCTTGCTTTTGTACTAATTTCTGCAGCTTTGATAGGATATCTTTGATAGTCAATAATTTCTTCAAGAGCTCTTATAGCTAGATCACATAAATCTTCTAAGTCACCTAGGTCTTTAATTAAACCAACGTTAATAGCACTTAAAATACAAAGAGCAATTTCACCTTCTTCGTCATCAATATGCTGTAGAGGTTTAGTTGGCAATGTAATCTCTTGGCAAAGATTACTCATGTAAACTGTGTCTTTGAATGAACTGTGTGTATTAGCATGATCTACGTTCATAATATAGATACGTCCTGTTTCAGCACGTTCTTTAATTAGTGCTGAAAATAATTCCATTGCAGGAATTTTTTTCTTTTTGATTGAAGTTTTACGTTCATATGATTCATAAAGTTCTTGAAATTTGTCTGCATCGCCAAAGTATGCTTCATAAAGACCTGGTGTATCATGTGGCGAGAAAAGAGTTATTTCTTGATTAGATAATAGTCTTTCATACATTACTTTGTTTATTTGGATTGAATAATCTAATTTTCTTACACGATTGTCTTCGGTGCCTTTGTTGTTTTTAAGCACAAGGATATCTTCAATTTCTTGATGCCACAGTGGGAAATGGGTAGTAGCACTACCGCCTCGCACACCATTCTGTGTACAACATCTTACAGTTGCTTCAAACTTTTTAAGGAACGAGACAATACCTGTGTGTGCTACTTCTCCACCTCTGATTTTTGCGTTGACTCCTCTGATACGTCCTGCGTTAATACCGATACCAGCTCGTTGAGCTGTGTATCTACCAATGGACATGTCTGACGCGAAAATCGAATCAAGTGTGTCATCACTGTCAACGAGAACACAAGAGGCAAACTGACGGACCGGAGTACGGACGCCTGCCATAACTGGCGTTGGGATATTGATTTTAAATAATGAGGTCGCATCGTAATATCTCCTTACGTAATATAGCCTATCTTCTTTAGGATAATTTGCAAACAGAGTTGCGGCTATCATCATATACATATATTGTGGAGTTTCAAATATTGATCCACTACTTCGGTCTTGACAAAGATAT